CGTCCGCCACCTGATTGCGGACCGCCCACCAGGATAATTCAGCCAGAGATAATTCCCGCTCCTGTGTGCCATTCATTGCGTGACGAATGACGTCAATCATCCATGCTGACAAGTTTTGGTGAGCAAGTTGCTCAAGTGATTCGGAGGTCTGGTCACGCAACTGGTTGTCGCAGTGCCAGCACAACACCATTGCGCCGGTACCATAACGGTGAATGACGGTTTCACTGTGGTGATAATCGCCGTGTGGCCACTGGCAGGATTTAATATGGCGCAACAGCCAGTCAGACAATGCACCAGCACCACCAGCAGCACGAATCACCCGCTCATCGCTGAAAAATGGCAGTAATGATTTATCCTCAGCCAGCGGCTGGCGAACAGCAGGAACGACTCCGGACGGCAGACCGCGCATGCTTTTCGGTTCCGGCTCCACCAGCACTCGAGGGTTATGAAATACCTGCATGGATTCACGGCCCGGCTTTAGCACCACCAGCCCAAGTTCCGGTACCGGAACAGGTCGAAGTAATACCCGCACGTTACCTCCAGATGCGTTGCTGGAATGTGCGGGACGGACGCGGTGAGCGCTCGGAGTACGGCAGCCTGACGTAGATTATCCAGTGACGATAATCGAGGCTGAGGGCTTTCCTAAACTCATACCCACGTCTGCGGTAGTTCTGAATCAGCCATTCGGCCTGTTCTTCAGTGCATGGGTCGTGCTGGAACCAGTCAGATTTGAATGCATGAGAACGCCGCCCGTGCCTGCTGGCAAAGACGGCTGAATTATCAGAATTGTGTAGTCTGGAATTTTGCGCCATCGGTTTTCTCCGGTGGCACAGTGTTACTCAACAGGGGTTCAGCCCTGCGCTGAATTGTAGATGAATTCACTAATCTTCAAAAGCAGAAAAACCAGCCTTAATCCCAGCTTCTTTCAGAGACGGCAACGATGTGACAAATTCATTTGCACGCAAAATAAAACCATCCGTCACAAGCCCATCCACAAAATGAATTAACGCAGCTCCACTCTTCCTTTGTTGAGACTGTAAACATTTAATACGGCAGTGGCTGACAATAGCGCCATTCTCAACGCGCACAGTATAGAGGCCATCTTCACTAAAAATTTCACGTAATTCTTCGATTTTCATCAACAGAATCCTTCCAGATAAATAGCACTCCCCTGTTCGGGGTCCATCCCTCTTCTCCCTGCGCGCTACTTAAGTATTTTTGATTCTATTCCGGCACAATCTAAAACTTCAAACGCGTTGAAAATAAAAACAAAAACCCGCCGAAGCGGGTTAAGTGCGGGTGCGTTGAGGATGCCTGACACATCAGAGGTGGCGAGGGATTTCTCCCCCGCCTGGTCTCTTACTCCTCAGGTTCGTAAGCTGTGAAGACAGCGACCTCCGTCTGGCCGGTTCGGATTCGTACCTCGCAGAGGTCTTTCCTCGTTACCAGTGCCGTCACTATGACGGTTAAACAGATGACGATCAGGGCGATTAACATCGCCTTTTGCTGCTTCATAGCCTGCTTCTCCTTGCCTTTCGGCACGTAAGAGGCTAACCTACGTTTGTGAAGCATAGATTGGGCCTCAGATTAATGTTAAACGTCTTGCAGGACGCGTAATGTTAACTGGGGCTTTTCTCTATCTGCCGTTGGTGTTCATGCCCGAGGCAGATAGCCTCAAGCACCCGCAGCAATTCTACTTAACTCACGTCACCTCGCCAATATAAAATCAATCAGAGAGGTGATTCATAAGAACGATAACAAGACAATAAATTGCCATTACTGCCACAATAGCCAGCGCACATTTCAGAACCAGCACGATGACCTCCCATATTTGACGTACACGCGCATGATTCAATATGTAGCAACCTATTTCTTGCTTCAATATAAAATCAGGTATTGTTGTATAACTATTTAACTAACTCCCTATCCCCACATCTCAGGCGCTCAACGTCTGTGTTCGGGGCGTTTTTTAATACCTTACCCCCAGCGGCAAATCGAATACACCACCAGCGCCACCGCCATTGCAATTCCTACCGTTGTGAATGCTTCAGGCCAGGTCATCGCAAAACATCCTCCGCGCTTATCAGTTCGTTCCGCTTCAGGTAGTCCATCGCCTTCTCCGGTAATTTGCAGTCTGGATTAGCTTTTTTCAGTTGACTGACCAGTCGTTTAACCCACATTGTTAATTCGCCAACCTGATTACTGGATGCTAGTGGATTGTCGGCTTTACCCAGAATGACAGCACAGCAGGCCTCTTTGAGTACCCAATCAACAGCATCTTTCCATGCTCCTGTTTCGACTGGTGGGTTCTCACGCTTTACCTGTTCATAAAAGCGCACGGCTTTAACCAGTCCTTCTGATATCACAGGGACTGGCGGGGTAGTGAATAAGGCCTGAATCTCATAGCCCGGCCTGTCGTTGCCCCCCTCTTTTGTCGGTACATATTTCCAGTCACCAACCCACATCTTCTCCTGAAAGTCCGTAACGCCTTTTTTCACGTAGCGATATCGCCATGCAACTGGTTTTGCCTGCCCTGCCGTTTCATGCCCTTCCTGATAATTAATCTCGCTCATTCATCGCCCCACTCATCACAATATGCTTCGACCGGAGTTTTTCCTGCTTCGTAGTCATCACGCCAGGCTTCAGCATCAGCAGCACTTCCACCACGTAACTCTGCATAGTCTATTAACAGTTCATGCCATTCTTCAAAACTGACGTTGTATTTAGTTGAACCAAAATCAGCCATTTTGTTCTTCCTCTTCGTCTTTTATTTCGTGATATGAGTAATTGCAGTAGTTAAAGAAAATTTCTTTTGCTTCGTCATGAATTTCATCAGGTGTTGCGTCATCGTCCACTTCGAATACATCCTCAAAATCTCCACCAGCTATTCCCGTTTCAATAATTATTTTGAATTTTCGCATTTCACTACCGCCATTTCGAACGGCCTCCTGATGTTCTGAGGGTGCAGAAATCCCTCCGGTTAAGGATTAAATTTTTAACAGTGCTAAATTTAATTATTCAGTTCTTGATTTTGCCGCCCTGCGTATCCGCGCTTTCGCGTTACGCTCAATCTGAATTAGCTTTTCTATATTTCTCCGCCTTTCCCGCTCCTCCTGGCGCAAGAGCCTTACATCATCTGCCAGTCTGGTTTCTCTTTTCGCCACAGAGAGCATCCAGTCAAATGGCTCCACAACTGCACCGCAGATTTTACAGCGGACCTGACGCTCTTTTTCGTCAACACGGACAGAGGCGTGATGACAATATGGTCTTTCCGATGGCTCATAAAGAAAATTAACCTGATTACGTGGGTCATCCTCTTTTACCGGAAATAAAACAATATTACTTAACTCATCTTCTGGTTTTATTTCCATGCTCCTCTCCTTTGATGCGAATGCCAGCGATAATTGAAGCCTGATAGCTAATTTCACTCACAGTACCGCCTCCTGAAAATTACCCTGATAAAACGACAATATGCGCTGCATAACTTCGCTCTTCCGACACTCGCGACAGATTATATTCAGGCGCCTGTCGTAGCGACGTATTTCTCCATCTGGTAATGACCATATAAGGTCAGGATCAACCACAACCAGTTTCTTTGACTTTGCTTTCGACATCTTTTCGATGGCTTTCATCCAGTCCTTACGTGCCTGCTCTGAAGGAAATATTCCATACCCTGAGCCATATACAACACCACTGGCTACCAGCTCTTTCGTCAGAACTTCTATCAGATGTCTCGTCGCCCCGGTTTCATTTTCCAGTTGTTTACGCGTTTTCCGCCCATCCCTGCGTACCAGTTCCACAATGCGCGCCTTCACTTCTTCCCGCTCTTCCTGTGTAAATACTCTTGCCATAAGTGCCTCCGGCAATCACTTTTCCGACACAATACGACTGGAAGAATCGACAATCTGTCGGACAATATCCCGGTGCTTGTTCAGCTCCCGCAACGCGGCGCAGACTCGCTCCCACTTCTGGACATGACTTTTCGCCCGACGCAGTTCGCGGTTTGCCATATGCAGCGATGGTAAAACCAGGTCATCCGCTCGCGTTTCGGTAAACGATGGTAGCGACTGCACAATGCCCGCCACAGTTTCTGTTTTAATATCTTCCTGTGTTGCCGCTTCCTGTACTGGTAACGCAACACCTGCTGGCTGAGGAAAGGCCTTACCATCATTTTCCGTTACCGGCACGGATTTCGGCTCTGCTGGTAACTTATCGCCCGGCATGCAGTAACGAAATTTACCGTTCTGATTAACGCGTGCCAGCCGCCCCGTTGCGGTTACCACCGCCAGCGTGGAAGCAACCTTGCGAGTACTGACACCGAACTTACCCGCCAGTTCCTCACACGTTTTAGCCCCCTCCTGACCGATAAACTCAATCATCATGTCTGCGGTAACTTTTTGTTCGACCTCCCCGGTCAGCATATCCTGTGCTTCAGATTTTACTGGCCGCTCTTCGGTTACCCGGGATTCACCTTCGCCAGCCAGAAACCAGGTGTGACCAGTTTTATCAACGACGCCATTTCTTTTGAGTTCCCACAGCTCGTTCAGCACTTCTTCACTACTGATATCAAGTCGCGTAGCCAGTTCTACCGACGTGGCTTTTCCCATCGCTTTCAGTGCGTCAAAAACAGTCTCCATAAATTTCCTCCCGGTAAAAATTACTTCTCAACTCAAACAAACCCAGCCGCTTTCCGGCGTTCATATTCCTGTTTCAGCAACTCAATTGGCGTTGGTCCCAACGGGCGTTTTGGTGCCGCCAGTTGTCGCCGTACTGGCGGAACGCTCAGGCCGTTACTAACATGCTTTGCCCATTTCGTCAGCTGCCGTTCTGCAAGCCGTTTTAATTCCCCTTCGGTCATCTGGCGTTCAATCCCCTTTGAACGCATCTCGAGGCAAATGTGATACAGCACAGGCTGAGACCACGGGTACTTATCACTTCCGTCGTATCGCCAGGACTCATTGCGCCAGCGGCGGTACTCCTCCATCACAGCATCCACCGTCAGACCAAATGGATTGGCCCCGCTTTCCGAAATCAGCGCCACAAACTCAGCCAGGTCCGGAGGCCATGTTTCACCCGCCCGGCAGCGGTCCATGCACTCGCGGCAGACCTGCCGGATTTGCTGCTCAGTCATCGCGCCAATCTGTGCAATCCAGAGCTTCGAAGGTGCGGCCCCGTTCTTCTGGGTCCAGCGGTTCGAATAAACCTCCCCCATGAGTTCCCACAGCTTCCAGGCCGTTTCCGTCGCTGATAAATCCGTTTTCACGTTCCCACTGCTCACGTGCTGCCCGAATTTCCTGAACTGCCCGTGATGCGGTGCCACCTGGTGCTGCTGCATGGTTTACCCCCTTGCTGACTGGTTTAACCTGCGCCCTGACGTGATTTACGTGACGGGCGAATTTCTGCTCCCACTGAATCTGCGTAAACACTTTCCCCTCCGCTGTCCAGTAGTCCCGGAAGGCGGCAAGTTCAGCAGGTGTAAATTCTGTCTCCGGCAAAGCCATCCCCCACAACGCAGCCCGTCGTCGAAAATCCCGTGACGGATACCAGCTATCGGTCATCGGAAATTTTCCGATGGGTTCGCTCAGACCATCCAGGAATACAGGGGGTACAGCCTGTAACGACAAAACTTCCCGCTCACTGGTCGGAGCACTCTCGCGTGCGTTATGTGTGGGGTTTAGATCTTTGGGTTCCTTTGGGTTCCGTGATCCGTTTTTGGGTGTCTTTGATGGAAAATTTGGGTGTCTTTGGTTATTTTCCATGCAGCTAAGAGATCCGTTTTTGGGTCTGTTTTGTGCTGAAACATAACCATTTTCGGTACTGTTTTTATTAACAGCACCAATTTTACTCACCTTTAAAGACTCCCGTTTTTGGGTGTATTCAGGCTCGGCAACGCTTTCTTCTACACCGATAAGTCGGTACACCACAATTTGCTTTGTTCTGCCTTTTCTCTCACCGGTATCAACAATTAACCCAATCTCCATCAGGTGTCGTAAGCTGTCCTGCACAGTCTTTTTGTTCAGTTCCGTTACTTCTGCCAGTGCAGATACAGACGGGTATGCACACAAATCGGCACCGCACATATCAGCAAGCCAGGTCAATACAGACTTACTGGATGAACTGCCGGTTTTCACCTTTTTAGCCCATCGTAGTGCATCGATACTCATACGAACCCCTGGCAGACATTTGTTTATCTGCAAAGTAATATTGATATTGCTGACGATACGCATGCTTGAAAGCAATAGCTTTTTCTATAAGCTCGTCAGTCTCACGTTCCACAACAGATGGATCCGCAAAAAGCAGCCCGGACTCCACCACATCGCCATATTCTTTGTTTAACCCGGCGATCATGTACGTA